GGTCTTTTAACTGTTTTATATCCTAGTTTTTCAAGATACTTAGTAGCTTTATTCTTCCCTGTTCCTTTTGAAAAAGCATAAGAAGTAGCGTATTGCTCTCCTGCTCCAGGTGTGAAAGAAGCTCCTGTACCTGTTGTTGACATTTCAGATAAGACCTCTTTAATTATCTCTACTACTTGTGATCTTTTCATAGAGCTCTTAATTCATTTACTAGTTCGTAGTATTGCATTAATGAAACTAAGTGATTGTCGTCTACTTTTTGTGTATTTCTTACAGGAACAATTGCTTTTTGAATTTCTTCTAATTTAATTCTTACAACGCTATCAGTTATTTTTGCTTTTAATGTAGAAATGTTTTTACTTAATTTTACCATTTCTTCATTTACTATGTTTCTTAACCTTATAGAGGAGTTAGCAGATACTATAAATTCTTTTAGTATGTTTTTTTGTTCTGGAAGTAAATCTTTATACTGATCGTTAAATTTTTCTAATAAGATCTTATACGTTAAAAGACGTAAATCTTTATCAAATTTAGAATATTCTTCGATCAAAGCATCTTTTACTTGTCCTTCTGAGTGTTTTGTTTGTGTTAAATGCTCTAGAATTGTGGTTTTGTTATTAACAAATACATTTGGGTCTAATAAGTCCGGTGTATTTTGAGCTTCTAGTAAACAGTAAAGAGCAGCTAATGGTTTGTAGGTGTCTACTTTCATAGAGAAAAATTCCTCTAAATCATAATGCTGTTTTAATTCTTTAATCAACTCATACTTTTGTTTCTTTAAAGAATCTAGATCTAATTTTCTAGATATCTCAACAATTGTTGATACTATAGTCTCAGCTTTCTTTGAACCTATTCCTTTATTTTTTAAAATAAAATCATATAATTTGAATTCTTTTACTAAAGTAGTATTTCCTGTATAGAATTTTTTAATTACTTTAATAGCTGGAGACTCTTTTCTAGATAGAGTATCTGCTGCCACTTGCTTTATTAGCAATTCAAATATAAGGCCCGTATTTTTATATTTCGAATGTTTTATTTTCACAATAATAGTGTCTTTGTTATAAATATCTATTAATTATCTAAATCTTTAATATTATCTTCATTTAATAAATCTGAAGATTCTTCGTGCTTCTTTTCGAAGATTAATTTTTTTTCTGATTTAAAAATATCTTTGTTTCTTAAAAAGACTGCTTGTGTACTTCTAGTGTTCTCTCTTACATTCTCATTATCACTTGGATAACCGCCTTTCATTCCATGCACTCCTAATCTATCTCTTCCTCCTAGCGGATCTTCTTGTGTACCTAGTATTGAAACCTTCTCTCTTGGCCTTCCTTCTGGTTTAGGTTCTGTCTCGTCATACCCGGCTGGTAGTTCTCCTCTCTCTCTTCCGTATATAGAAGCTAAATCGTGAGGTGTTCCGTATGATTCTCCAGATATGATTGGATCATTTCCTTCGTTTTCAATTTGAGATAATCTAAATGCTCTCTTACCATCTTCTCTTACAAGTTCTCTCATTTCGTTATAAGTATCCTCTGACATGTTGAAGATATTGTCGTAGATGTAGTCTGAAGAGAATAGTTTGGTTGCTTGCATTTGAGTTGCTAGATCTATCTTCTCTTTCATTAACGCTACTTTCTCTTGTTCGTAAACAATAGATGGAGTAGTTAATTTAATTTCGAAATTAGTTAAAGACTCTCCTGTAAATCCTTGAGCATATAAATGCACTAATCCAATTTTGGTTAATTCACTCTCTACAATTCTTTGAAGTCTTTCTACTGTTCTAGCAAAACGAATATCTTCTGCTGCAAGAGTTGCTTTACCTGTAAGGTCTTTTTCAAATCCAAAATATGCTTTTGGCACTTTTAAAGCAGCAAACATTTTATCTCTTAAGTATTCGATATCATTTGTACCATCATACTCAAGTCCTTTTGTAGTATCTATTTTTGTAGAAGTATCTCCTCCACGGACTGGAAGGTAGAAATCTTCCATCATATTCATCATATTGAATCTCAGGTTATATTCACCTGTTTGAGGATCAACATATGGAGTCTTTTTAATACTGTTAATAGTTTTTTGCATGAACTGCTCTACCTCGTTTGGTGGAATTGTTCCTACATTGATGTAGAATGTTCTCTTTTCAGGAGCTCTCATGATTCTATGAATCAACATCGCATCCTCCATTAGAGTTAACTGTTTGTATATCTTACGAGCTGGTTCGATATAAGATCTACCGTATGGTAGGTAGTTTGTATCTGATATTAACCTAAAGTGAGCTACTTCATAATTATCAAGAGTGATAACTGATTTGTTAGCTTTAGGTATGTAGTTTGGATCTGCTGAAGAAGCTAATCCGTCTGGGTCGATAGTAAAGACTACTTTGGTTGGTTCTTTAGGATCTTGTCCTTCATACCTTACCATGTTATAGACTGTGTAAGGAATTACATTGTATACTCCAAATTTTTCTGAGATTTCTAATTTTAAGAAGAAGTCTCCGTATTTACACATATTTCTAATCCAAGACCAAAGATTAAATTCAATATTTAATACATCGTAGTATAGGTTGTATAATACTCTCTGAATATTTTCATCTGAAGATTTAATAGATAAAACCTCGCCTATATCGTTCTTAAGGGTAGCTTCGTCTGCTAGTATATCTAGAGTAGAAGCGATAAGTGGATCTGTATCCATTGCTTCATAATCTGAGTATAGTTGTATTCTTAACGTTTGGTAGTTAAGATTTGGGTTGAATATGTTCTTATTGTTGTAGATGTAAAGACGAGAGAATCTATCCAGTAGGGAGTTTGTTTGGTACTTACCTGTAGTCTGAATTTGATTAACGTCAGCAATCTTTAACTCATCTCCTCCTACGTTTCTAACTAATATATCAGTTGCGAATAATCTCTGTAATGAGGAAAATAAATTTCTTTCTGCCATTTTAAAAATGTTTTATTTATAAATAGTAACTTATCCTATTAGCCAGGATAAGTCCTCCTGTCCACCAGGCGTTTCCATAAGATAAGGATTATTCTGCGTAGGAGCAACGTTATAAACACCTTGGCCTCTTTGATTAAGGTTCACAAAAGAAGACATTGAAGCTCTTGTTAGGTCCATTCCTTGTTGTCTCATTCTAATGGCTGTATCTCTAACATATAGAGCTGTAGCAAAAGCCATAACTAAATCGTCATTATATCCCGTCTGTGCCTGCGCCTTACCGTTCTTCCATATGAATACTCTCATTTCTGATAATAACCTCTTAGACTGTACTATAACCGATCTTTCCCGTATGTATTCAGTCATTTTGGCAATAACCAAAGGTCTTGTCTTAAGAGACATTGTGAATCCAGGTACAAGTTTATCTCTTTCGTACTTGGCCATATACGATTCAACTGTTTCAGTATCTGATCTAGATGAATAGTATAGGTTTTTATATTCTCTGGATATTACTTGTTCAATGGTTGACCACCCAATATTGGCATTCTCTATTACTAGAAGTGCATCACAGTATTCTGTAGCTATTCCTACCAATACGTTTCCATATTCTTTAGGTGATATCTTACCTTTATATTCTGCTACTTGTGTACAGCTTTCAATATCAAAGACATGGAAGCCAGAGTAGTCAGTAGAGTCTCCTCTAGCGACGTCGGCAACAACCATATAGGATTTTTGATAGTCAGGTGATTCCCATATCCAAAGATTTCCATCTACACCTCTTTTTTCCATCGGCTCTTTTACATATGTCTCTTCGTAAAAAGCCATATTTTCAACCTCAATTACTGAATCTCCAGATGATAAGAAGTCACAATCACACTCTTGAGCTGCTTGTTTCTCTCCTAACTGTCTTGTTTGTTCATCTCTCCAGTCTTGCTTTCTTTCAGGATGTACATCCCATTTTAATTTAATAGGTACAAATCCATTCTCTCCTGCTTCAGCTTTTTCCCATGTTTTATGGAACCAGTTTCCTACACCATTTGGAGTAGAGAGAGCCATACATTGACCTCCGGTTGCTAAGGTTTGCTGTGCTGCAGTAAATGTTTCTTCAATATTATCAATGAAGGCTGCCTCATCTATTAGCAGTAACGATACCGCTTCTGAACGAGCAGCATCTGCATTAGATGATTTAGCTGTAATTTTAGAACCGTTTTTAAGTCTAAGAGATAATTTATTCTTTTCTGTGAAAGGTAATTGTAACCATTTTGGTAGATTCTCATACATGAAAATCGTTTTAGTTACAAGGTTTCTAGCTGTTGCTTGAGTAATTGCAAGTGCTAGTACGTTTTTATCTTTATGGAAGATCATTAACCATAGAGCGTATGCTGAGGCTAATGTGGAGATTCCTAACTGTCTTGATTTGAGTGTTACTATAAACTTCTCATCTCTAAATAAATGTAGTACTCCTTCTTGAAATGGGTAGAGGTTAAATAAGATTCTACCTCTTGTTGGATGTTGAATATAGCAATACTTCTTCATGAAGTAAGCCGGGTCTTTTGCACACTTTATGTACTCTTGTGCAACTATTTGTTTTATATCTTGTTGTGACATATTATATATGTATATAATATAAATATAGGGATATAAAAAAACCCACCTTTATAGGGTGGGCTTGTTTTGTTTTATTACTTAAATTTACTCCAGTTCTTATTATAGAAGTCCCAAACTTCTTTTGGACTCCTAGGATTTCCTTCAAATCCTGCTTTCTTAGGATTAGCATATTGAATACTAGTAACTTTTGGAGCTGTTTTTTCTCTTTGTCCATCCGTTGTAGTTCCTCCTTTAGGATCACCTACTTTACTAACTCCTGAATTTGAAGATTGTGTGTCGGTTTTCCCTCCAGTGTATAATACTTTAAATCCTTGATTTCCTTTAGGACCTACTACACCGTATTCGTTGCTTCCATCATTATAACCTATAGCAACTAAATCACCTTCAGTTGGTCCTCCAAATCCAAATAATTCATCTACTTGTTCTTCGTTTTCACTCAACATTCTAGAGTTAGTAGTCAGTTTGTTCTCTGCTAAGAACTTTTTTAAATCAAAATTTTCCATAGTGTTTTTATTTTCTGCTAATGATACTGGTTTTTTCTCTGCTTTAGGAGTTTCTTTCTTTTCTTTACCTGCGAATTTTTTATCAAATTCTTTTCTTAATTTCTCCTCTGCTTTTCTTAATGCTGCAATATCTTTACGCATTTGTTTAACAGCTTTTTGATCGATATGCTCAGCATGCTCTCCTTCTTCTAAAGACCCTACTTTAGCTTCCAAAGCCTCGT